TGATGATGGTGCGTTTTGTGAGATCATGCTGATGAAAGACTAATGGCCACTAAACGCGAACAAATCTTGGCACAGATCGCCTCGACGCTCGCTAGTACGGCTGGTGTTAGTGGGAGGGTTTATCGGTCGAGAGCTACTGCTATTGCTCGAGCCGAATCCCCTGCGATCATCGTTGAGCCTGTTATCGATACATGCCAGCAGGTAACCAGCCTTCCGAAACTCGACTGGACGCTAAGGGTACGGGTTGTAGTTACGATCCGCTCAACGAATGCATATACAGATGCCGATTCTATTATTGAATCTATGCACTCAAAGCTCATGGCAGACCTTACTCTTGGCGGTCTTGCGATTGATGTGCAGCCAAACATCACTAACTTCGACTTTTTTGACGCTGATCAACCCGCTGGTGTTTTTACGTCTGAATACGAAGTACTTTACAGGACTTCGGTTGCTGACCTGACGATTGAGTAAGGTTTAACAAGACGCAAGGATTACGATGAAAGACGAGTACAGCGGTCAAGGTGGGTCGTATCTTCTCGATCCAGAAACCGGAATTCGCACTCTGATCAAGCGCACACTTCCCGCCGAACCCCAAGAAAACGATGGCACTTCTTCTTCGCAAACGCCTAATCCTGATCGAGGAGGAGGCGACTTATGGGACGGATCCGACTCCGACGGGGACGGATGCAGTCTTGGTGAGGGATCTGAATATTGTCCCCCAGCAGAGTGATACGGTCTCTAGAGACCTGATTCGCCCATACCTTGGCGCATCTGAAATTCTTCTTGCCAACACTCGCGTTGAGTGTACTTTCAGTGTTGAGCTTGCAGGCTCTGGCACTGCTGGTACTGCTCCTCAGTATGGCAAGGCTCTTAAGGCTTGCGGTTTGAGCGAAACCGTCGTTGCCGCTACTAGCGTTACTTACGCGCCTGTTAGCACTAACTTCGATTCTGTCACCATCCACTACAACATTGATGGTGTGCGCCATAAGGTGACTGGCGCTCGTGGAACGTTTACTCTTACCACGTCCGTTGGCGAAATCCCAACGATTGATTTCACCTTCACCGGCATTTACAACGCTCCTGACGATTCAGCGCTGCCTACAGCGACTTATTCAAATCAGGCCACTCCTCTGATCTTCAAGGAAGGCAACACCGATACCTTCTCGCTTCTGTCCTACTCCGGCTGCTTGCAGTCTGTGAACATGGACCTGGGCAACACGATTGTGTATCGCGAGTTGATTGGCTGCACCAAGGAGGTGCTGATCACTGACCGTTCTACCACCGGCACTGCAGTGATCGAAATGCCGACGATTGCGCAAAAGGACTATTTCGCTGCTGCGCTGACCGATGGAGCTTTGGGCAACCTGACCTTCCAGCATGGAACCGCCGCTGGCAACATCGTTGACTTTGCTTCGACGGGCATTGACGTTGGAGATCTCTCCTACAGCGACCAGGATGGCATTGCGATGCTGAACCTGCCGTTTACTGCAATTCCTTCCACTGCAGGCAACGATGAGTTCAGTTTGATCTATACTTGACCCAAGGCGAGTGGGGAGCGAAGGGCTGCATTGCAGCCCTTTTTTTATTGCTGTATAGTTTGCTGGAGTGTATTCCGTTTCATGGCTTTTATTCGCAAAAAGGTCAAGACTTTTAAATGGCCTGTAACTGTCGAAGAGCCTACAGATGGCGGTGTGTTTGAAGAATCTAAGTTTGATGCTATCTTCAAGCGTGTTCCTCGCTCTGAGTTTCAAAAGCTTGCGGACAAGGGAGACCTTGAGTTGTTGAAAGCTGTGTTAACTGGCTGGGAAGGCATTGAGGATGAGGACGGCAAAGCTGTGCCGTTTTCACAGGCAACCATGAAAGAGTTTGCTGATGATCCTTACTGGATTCGCGGCGTGCTAAAAGCCTATACAGAAACTTTTGAAGGCGCTCGTCTGGGAAACTGAAATCTGCCGTCGAGTATTGGGCGAATGGCGGCAAAAAAGTAGAGGATAAAAGCGCTGATGACGCTGCTGCATTTGGTTTGAAGCCGCAGCGTCAGGCTGCTCCAGAGGAGGAGCATTTTGAAGTATGGGAAGAAAACTGGGAATCATTGATGATGTTCCTGCGTATGCAAACGCAATGGAACGTCACGATGGGAGGTTATGTCGGCTTGAAGTACGAAGTGCTGCTTGGTGCCGGTGGCCTAATGTCCCTTTATGATGTAGATAATCCACGCGGCTTGCTAGAGGACATCCAGGTGATGGAAGCAACCGCGCTCGCAGAACTGAACAAGAAAGATGGCTAAAACTGTTCAGCCTATTGCTATCGAGCTTGGCATCAAGGGCGGTGAAAAGCTTGCGGCGCTGAATAGATCATTTCGCGATTTATCCAAGCAGGTAAAGCTTTCAGATGTCGATATTATTCAGGCTACGAAAGATGTAGCCAAGTTTGCTCAAGAGGCTGGCAATAGCGAAGCGACGATAAAAGGGCAGATCAAGGCTTTTGAGGGGCTGCGGGAGCAGGCCGCGATGGGCGGGAAAGCTTACACCGCACTGAGGCAAGAAATCTCAAATCTTAAGTCAACCCTTCGTGGATCATCTGCTGCTGACTTAATCGCCGATCTGGCTAGCGGCGCTGCAGTGAAAAATCAGAAAAATTTACGTGAAGCGATAAGCCAGCTTCAGGCTGAAATGTCTGAATTGAATACGGAGACAACAGAAGGTTCGGCTAAATATGCGGAGAACGCAAGGCAGGTAAATAATCTTCAAAAAGAGCTTGATCAGATTGCTAATAGTTACCGAAATGTCGCAGACATGACGCGACAAGCAACAGCTTCTCAGGTTGATTACGGAGCTGTCGCTCGTAAGATGTACTTGGAACGTGATCAGCCTGGCTATAAAACTCCGGCTGAAATAAGAGGCAGACAATTCCTTGAAAGAATTGATGCAGAAGGCCAAGTTCTGCGACAAACGCTCGCTCTTCCGGCTGCTGGACAGACATCGGCTCCAGGCACTGGTGCTGCAATTAGTGGTGGTGCAGTTCCGCTTCGAGGGACAAGAGGACCGTTGCGGCCTATCGCTGAATTGCCAACTGATCTTGGAACTATTGGCGGTCGTCGTCAGCGCCCTGCTGGTGTCGAGGCGGAGATTAACGATCAAGCAAGAAGATCTTACATTTCTCAAACGGAGGCTGTCAGAAAAAACAACGAAGCAAAAGAGCAGGCCATAAAGATTGAGCAAGGTTACAAAGCTGAAATAGACAAGGCGGTAAAAGCCAACAATCAAAGTATTAATAGCACGACTCGTCTGAGGTCTGCTCTTGACGCTTACAGGTCTACTCTTCCTACAACAAGTAAGGAGTTTAGGAACTTAACTGATCAGATTAATAAGCTTGATAAACAGTCCGAGAAGACGAGTCGCCGCATGAGAGGGCGCCGCATGTCTGCTGGCAAGCTTGCTCAAGCAGCCGGTGCGACTATTTCTGGCGGTATTTTTGGTGGCCCTGAAGGTTTCCTTGGCGGTGCTATCGGTACTGCGCTTGGCGGTCCCGGCGGTGCATTTGCAGGTGCTGCTATTGGCGCTCAAGTTGGAGGATTAAGACAACAGCTTGGAGGATTTGCGGATTATGCGGCGCAAATTAGCAAGCTAGAGATTGCACTGAAGGGCGTTGCAGGCAGCGTTGAGCAATATGATCAAGCCTTAAAAGCAGCACGCCGATCAGTAGAGGAGCTAAACGTACCCCAGGATGTCGCGATTCAAGGAATGACTCGCCTTGTTGCAGCCGTAAAAGGAGCCGGTGGTGGCGTTAATGATGCAGAGATTGCATTTCAAAATATTAACTCTGCAATCATTGCAACAGGCGGCGGAGCGGAAGAAGTGTCTGGCGCTATTACTGCACTGGTTCAAATTTTTAGTAAAGGCAAAGTAAGCGCAGAAGAGATTAATCAGATTGCTGAAAGATTACCGGGTACATTCAACAAGATTGCAGCAGCTTCTGGCAGGACCGGCCCAGAGCTTACGAAGGCTCTTGAGCAAGGGCAAGTTGGCCTTAATGACCTAATGAAGTTCTTGGTTCAGCTTGGTGATGATTATGGGTCAGTCGCAAGAGACATTGCCAACTCTTCAGTTTCCGCTGGAGATAGGTTGAATCGTGCATTTGATGATATGCGTCGTGGTGTTGGTGATGCTTTGCAACCTATTGGGGCTGAGTTCCAGAATACGTTTGCAAGATTTGCTGAAGAGATCGCGCCTAAGGTCATTGAAGCCGCAAAAAATATTGCAAACGCTCTTAAGCCTGTAATTGAGAATTTAGACCTGCTGCTAGTTTTGGTTTCCAGCCTGGCAGCTGGTGCAGCAATTGGCGCTGTTATCAAAGGAATACTTGCACTTAAAGTAGGAATTATTGCGGTTACAGGTGCATTCCTGGGCGCAAAAACTGCCATTGCTGGACTTACGGCTGTCATGGCTCTTAACCCACTTTTTGCTGGCGCATTGGCCGTAGGGGGAATCGTTACGGGTATATACGCGATTACTAAGGCGCTAAAAGGACAAAGAGAAGAACTTCAAAAACTTGCCGCAGTTAACTCTGGTCAGTTTATTAATAATTTGTCAGCCAGCGAAAGAGCTACGAAGATTAGTGCAACTAAGTCGTTGTTGGCTGAACAAGGGAGAATTATAAGAGAAGAAAACGAAAAACTAGGTCAAACTGAAGATAAAAGAGCAAAGAGAGCCATAGTTGAAAGATTAAGTGCTGCGAAAAAGGAAGAAGAACGATTAAGCCGAAACTTAAAAAGGCTCACTGCTCCGGTTACGGAGAAGGATCTAAAGGTCTCACAGTTTGACAATCTAATATCAAAAGACGACAAGACTGGCAAAGCCGCCGAAAAGGAAGCGAATCGAATTGCGGCCCTTCAAAGAGCCATTGCTGAATTTGAGAGCAGAAGAAAACTTCTTGATATTGAAGCAAAGATTACAGAAGCAAGGCAAGCGCAGGTACTTGCTCAAAGCAGGGGCGATGTTCCTTTGTCAGATTTTATAGATGATAAATTAGTGGCTCTAGAGCTTGAAAAAGCAGCCGCAGAGGAGAGTGCTCGATACGAAGCGAAAGAGAGGGAAATAAGGGAAACAATGAGCGGCCAAGTTGCAGATTTAAGCAATCAGCTTAATATCATGGAGAGCATAAGGGCTAAGCAAGAAGCTGAAGCAAGAGCGTCGGCTCAAACTTTAGACAACGAAATACGCAAGACAGTCGAACTTGAGGCACAGAACCGCCTCATTGCTCAAAGCTTAGTTGATAGAAAGTTTGAGCTTGGCTTTATAACAAAATCTGAATACAATCAATTTTTGTTGAATAGGGAAAGGGAGCGAATTAACAAAGAGTTTAGTCGTGCAGCCCCAGAGGAAAGAGATCAACTTCTTGATCTGTACAGACAGCAGATAGACCCAACATTTGCTGAAGGCCTTGCTCAAAACATTCGCAATATCAAGGCAGAGCTAGAGGAACTAATCAACCCAATCAATCAAGTTACAAGCGCCGCGAATGCAATCGGTACTGCATTCACTGATTCATTTACTAGTGTTATTAGCGGCAGTGCAACGACTCAAGAGGCACTTGCTAATTTCTTCGGCAATATCGGCAAATATTTCCTTGACATGGCCGCGCAGATCATCCAGAAAATGATCACGATGGCGATTTTGAATCAAGTCGTTGGCTTATTACCTGGACTGGGATCAAGTGCTTCTGGTTTTAATTTGAATGGATTCAAGTTCCAGAATCTAGCCTCTGATGCAGGGTCTGGAGTCTCTGGGTTCTTGGCTGGCGCTTCTGGAATTCTCGGCAAAGCGAATGGCGGCCCAGTCAACGCAAACCAGCCATACATCGTAGGTGAGCGTGGCCCTGAGTTATTTGTACCGTTCCAGCAAGGCAGCATTACATCAAACGAAGCCTTGCAACAAGCTGCAACGACTCAAGTACCTTTTACTCGTAACGCCGAATCTGTAACCCAGGCTCAAGAAACAGCACAAGCAATGCGAGCAGCCGGACCAATTGAAGTGCGCTACGAATCAAATGTAATCAACGGTGTGGAATACGTTACAGCAGAGCAACACCGCAAAGGTATGGCGCAAGCTGCTGAACGAGGTCGCAGCTTGACTATTCAAGCATTGCAGAATAGTGTCAAAACTAGGGGACGAGTAGGACTATGAGCGCATACGCATTCGTCAATTACGCACGCTTTAAAACGCAAGACGATCAATACACAGGAGTGGCGTATCAAAATTTCAGCATCAATGAAACTCGAACCTATGACGGCATAACCTACAGCTTTGCTCCTTTTGGCGTTACTTCTGGTGGTGGCGTAAGAGGTGGTGATCGTTCCAGCGCAAATCTGGTTGCTGGAGCGGACGCTTTATCTGTGAACCTATTTGCCGAGGCAGTACGTCTTCGCTATGCGCTTGAGATAAAAACCGTAAGCCTCGATCCTGTCACTTTTGCCGATGAAGCCCTAGTCGCTTATGAAACCTGGCGCGTTGCATCGTACGAGCTAGACACCACTAAGGTCGTTTTGAGACTCACGTCGTCCTTGGATGCAGTAAAAGCGCAAGTGCCCCGCCGCACCCTTAGCACCGAATTGGTTGGTGCGCTGCCGACATCTGGCTCGCTGGTCTTAAGTTGATGTGGAGGCAATGGATTGGGCTACCACACATATTTCGCGCTGATCCACGCGACGGCATTGGCGCCGACTGCCTAATCATGACCTGGAACGTTCTTGA